GCGGCGACTTCTGTTTGAAAGTGTGATGCATTCAACATCGATATGCCAAGATACTATTCATCGAATAGAACACGGAAACAAATCAGGACAAATAGCAACGACGAACTCTAACAACTACGTCAATTACGCATGGCTGTGTCATATGTGGTTGGAGTTGGCACCTCCAGAACTTCGCGATCTCCACCACTTTGATGAGTTGTGCTCAGCAACAGTATATGGCGATGATGTTATCATGAGCATCAGTGGATATGCGTGGCATTTCTACAATGGACCAGCAATCATGAACAAGATGAAAGAAGTGTGGAATGTTGACATGACGTCAGCATCGAAGGATGGAGTGAGCGCAATGTACAAGCCGCTTGAGGAGTTGACGTTTTTGAAGCGTGGCTTCTTCTTTGACGAACAATTGGACATGTGGATTGCGCGATTCAGCTGGCCAGATCTGGAGGAGATGGTGAACTGGATTAGGAAGAGTGACGATCCATTAGAACAGACCATCATGAATTGCATTGACTCACTCACACTAGCGGTTTCACACGGCGAAGAGAAATTCAATACATGGCGGGCAAAGCTGATGAACGCCTTACGACAAATTCGGTGTGATACAGTCTTGCCTAACTACACTTCATGCTATCTGAAGTGGTACATCAAACACAAGCCATATGAGAATCGGAATGCTATCAATCGATTCGCAGAGCGCGATGGCATCAGAAACCAAATGCGAATTTGGAATGCAGAACCGGCACAAGAACGATTCGAACACGGTGAGGCAACTGAAACACCTGCGCGACAATGGAAGCTTCGAGGAAGCCTGTCTCTAATTGTAGAGAACGGTGAGGTCACATCTCAACTTGAACCATCATATTGGGAACATCGACGACGATGGGGTGTGACGGATGGCGAGACGGCAGAATATCATGAGCGCATGATGGATTTTGCAGCGCATCGAGATGACAAGATGGATTTTGGATTCCAGGAAAAATTCCGCTTGCCATCAGGCGGACGTAAGAATGTCGTCAAAGGAAACGCATATCTGCAGCAATGCTATTGTGCAGACATGATGGCAAATCTTGCGAATGAAGAAACACACATGCGCGAAATATTGGAAATGTTCGCTCCAGAGGAAAAACCAGAATTTGACTTCTACGAACGCGCCAACAATGAGCCTCACCCGCATCAACATGATAGACCAGCAGATCGCGACTGGAGGTGGGCAATGTACGTTGGGCCAAAGACATGGAAGTTTTTGTGTTCACACGCTCGCTTTCATGACGCCGATTTTCTTACCGGTGTGGAACTCAATCCAGGACCAACCATGGATCAACAGTGGCACGTGCTCCACTTAGCAAACGCACGTATATCATGTCCGTGTACATTTTGCAGTGCACAAATTCTCGCC